ATCGTCTAACGGGTCTTTTTTGGTGTCTGGTTTGGCAAAACTCATTTTTGGTACTTTCCATCAATTATCTTGGCGAAATTGGTTGCGTTCACTATCCACACCAGATCAGGTCGCCATGTCCTGTCCTTGGTTTCAAACCCCTGCGCCAGCTTGGTGTCGTTGGCAATGTAGTTAAAAAACGAATCCCACCATGTCAAACCATCGGCTTGGGTTGCATACCCATGTGGGCTGAATACAGACGGTTTAGCGGCTTGCAACCACCTTTGCCGTAGGTTGGTCTGCCTGACCCCATCCCACACCCGTGGCTGGGCAAGCTGTGGCAAATGCTTTTTGTAGAGATTCAGAATGTCCTGATGGGGGCAAGTCGGCAACCCTGCCGACAAAGAATCTTTAGATTCTTTTATATGGTTATTGGTTATTGGTTCATGGTTCATGGTTAGTTGAACGTCTGTTGAACGCACGTTCAACGCCTGTTCAACGCTAGTTGATTCTTTGTTTAACGCTCGTTTAAGTGCCGATGCTTTTCCTGCCTTAGATGCGGTTTCAATTTGCAAATGGTAATGATCAATTTCTTTGTCGCAACGTGTGTGATGCCATTCGTTGTTTTCCAAAGTAAAAAACATATCCAAAATGCCACTTAAAACCTCTTGCTGGTCACGGGCGTTAACCTTCATTGAAAGTTCAAACAATGAATTAGGTAGTGCTTGTTCGGTGTCGTAGTAAATCCACAACAATTTCAAATAAATTCCAACTTCTTCATTTGTCAAAAATGAAGTGTCTTTGATGAAATCACCAATGTGGTGCTGGTAGTAATGCATAAAGCATCTCCGCAAATCTCCCAGAAAAGAAACCTCGGCAGGAGGGGAGTTCTCTTTTCGGTGGGGTAGCTACTCCCCACCTAGCCGTGTTTCAAACAATCTTACATTGAAAACCACTCAGGACGCAACACCATCAATTGCCAAATTCTTGCTTGGGGGACAGTTTTCCATTGGGAAACCGCCGATTGGTGAATGCCCAAGATTCTGGCAAGCTCAGTCTGTGACCCTGCCAATGCAATAAATTTGTCCTTGTCCATTCGCACATTGTACATAAGACCGCTAATACCCCCACAGTTGACTTGGGATTATAAGGTAGCTGATAATCACCCCATGCCCTGAACTTCTCGGGGTCTTTTAAGGAGTCGCAATGCTGAATGAAGCAGACATAGATGAATGGCGCTGGAGGCAAATACTTACCCGCCGCATACACCCAGATGACCAACCCCCAATTGAGGATGACCAAGATGAAATACCCCAGAACGATGAATGAAGCATTCCCCCACACCGTGGAATATGGCGCTGCCATAGAAATTCACGTTGCCCAACATTCCACTGGCGACAAAGTTATCAGAGTTTTGGCCTTGATTGCTTTAATCGTGCTTTGTCTAGATATTTTTATTTGGAGACCGTAATGAACGCTAACGAAATCATTGACAACATTAAATTTGTTGCTGACAAACAGTATGAAGGTGAACCCTCACAGAACCGCTTGGCCTATCACGTTGGGCTTTTGGAGTCCCATTTGCGTACGCACATCAACCTTGTGGAAACCGCCCAGGAATACATCAAAGAACTGGAAATGAAACTGATTGCAAAGGAATCGGAATGAAGATGATCACCTACTCACTTTTGTGCTGGATGGCCTGGGTAACTGCTGGTTGCTCTAGCTTGCCAGGGTCAACACCCCAAGCGCCCAATCAGGATTTGATTGTTGACAAACAAGTTCAACCGATGGGCAGGAATGAGGTCATAGACGCTGTGCGCCAGTGCGAATCATCTGGCCTCCGCGCCATCCCGCTATACGCCAAACGCAAGATCAACGGCTACACAGTCGAAACTGTGGTTGAAGTTACTTGCGGCCCCAAATACGCTTACTAAGGAAACATCATGAAAGTTTATAAAGCAATTAACGCTGTCCAGGCTGAATTGTCATCTGTTGGCATTACAAAAGACCGCAGGAATATGCAAGGCAGCGGTTATAACTTTAGGGGGATTGACGATGTTTACAACGCAATTGCGCCCCTATTGGCAAAGCACAGCCTTTGCATTCTGCCTCGTGTGCTTGCGCGAGAGTGTATTGAGCGCATCAGCAAGTCGGGTGGCGCATTATTTTATGTGACTGTTGAGGTTGAGTTTGATTTTGTCTCAGCAGATGACGGGTCAAAACACACCGTTAAAACATTTGGTGAGGCAATGGATAGTGGAGACAAAGCCACCAATAAAGCTATGTCAGCCGCGTACAAGTATGCAGCCTTTCAAGCCTTTAGCATCCCCACAGAATCAGACAATGATGCAGATGCCCATACTCATTCTGTTTCTGCATCTCGCCCTGCGCCACAGATTGACGCAGGAATGATGGCAGACCACATTGCCGCCATTGATGCCAGCGCAAACAAAGAAGAACTGCAAGCCGCTTACAAAGCCGCCTATGACGCTTGCAAGGGCGACCAAAATTGGATTGCAAAGGTCATTAAAGCCAAGGCAGATCGCATTGCCAAGGCAAAGGAAAAATCATGAGAAAAAAGAAAGAAATCGGTCTTGAGGAAATAACCCTCAAAGACTTTATTGCCATCTTTGCCATGCAAGCACTATTGTCTGATTCTGATTGGCGATCTGATATGGATTTCAATGACACGGCTTTAGCCGCTTTCACAATGGCAAACGAAATGATGGAGGTTCGCAATGGAAGTTGAACAACGCACAGAAGAATGGTTTGCCGCCCGTTTGGGCAAGGTTACCGCCAGCAGGGTGGCAGATTTGGTTGGCAAGACTAAGACGGGTTACAGCGCCACTCGTGACAATTACATGGCCCAGTTGGTGGTGGAACGCCTGACCCAGACCAAAGCAGAGTCCTACACCAATGCGGCAATGCAATGGGGTACAGATCAAGAACCATTTGCACGGGCGGCTTATGAAGCGGCACAGGGCGTTATGGTTGAAGAAGTGGGGTTTGTACCGCACCCATCAATTGAGTGGGCTGGTGCGTCCCCTGATGGCCTTGTTGGGGACAATGGGCTTGTTGAGATCAAGTGCCCAAACACCGCCACCATGATTGAAACGCTGCTATCCCAAAAAGTGCCAGGAAAGTACTTTATCCAGATGCAGTTTCAGCTTGCTTGCACAGGTCGCAAGTGGTGCGACTATGTGGCGTTTGACTCTCGAATGCCAGCAAAAGCACAAATGTTTGTTAGACGGGTTGACCGTGATGACGAATACATTGCACATCTTGAAGAAGAAATTGCAAAGTTTCTTGTTGAGGTGGAATCCCAAGTTCAAAAATTAAACGCAATCATTGAAAGCAAATAATGGCAACAAAAAAACAACCAATAACCAATGCATTTGAACATTGCAATTTTTCTGCTTCAAACGATGCAAATGAACACACAGTTTCCGCAATAGAAGCATTGGCAGATGCGGCAAAAGCTAATGCGTTGGCAATTACAGCAATTGCAAATTGTTTAAGAAGTTCACCAGCAACAACCGCCCCATTAATTCAAATAGGAAAATAAATCATGTCTAAAGTTAAAAAAGAAATCACCGCCATCGTGGGTCAGTACACCAATGCCCAAGGCCAGCAAAAGAACCGTTATCAACGCATTGGGTCGATCATTGACACCCGCAATGGGGAAATGCTCAAACTGGATGTAATCCCACTCAAAGAAAACGGTTGGGACGGGTGGGCTTATCTAAATGACCCCAAACCCTACGAACCCAAGGGCTTGCCAGCAGATAACGATGACGATCTGGCGTTCTGATCATGCTTACATTTCCAAGGGTTCGCAGTTCTGACCCGCTGACCTCATTCCAGGCAGCGGATTCAGCCAAGGAATTGGCTAAAACACATTGGCGTGTAATCGTGGTTTGTCTTTTTCAGAATGGGCCATTAGGCAAAGATGGAATCGCTACCCACACGGGTATAGATGGCAACCAAGTGGCTCGGCGTTTAAAAGAACTTGAAACGCTGGGCTGGATTGAGTTAACAGGCAAAACAGTCGCATCTAAATCAAAGCGCCAGGAAAGGGAATGGCGCACAACTTTAGTGAGGGTTTGACATGAATGAAGAAGATGAAGCATTTGAGGATTTAGCAAAGCGACAAGGGGATTGGGGTATGCAGGGGTCACGCAAACACCAGATCATGCGATTTGCCGCAAACTCTGAACGCAATGCTGTGATTGAGGAAGTTGCCCAAGAACTAGACAAGTTTGCTGGTGCATTTGGCAGGGACACAGTTCAATCGTTTGCGGCTTATGTAAGAGGAATGAAGAAATGAATGAAATTGCTATTGGAGACATTGTGCAAGTCACACCAGACAAAGAAATGTTTGGTGCTTGCATGGTCGTGGTGACAGAACTCAAGAGTTTTGGCATTCAAGGATATGTGCAATCTGCGGGTATACCTGGACAGCAGTACATCCGCTTGAAGTTTGATGAATATGAGCCTACTGGGGGTAAAGCTGTGTGGGTGGTTGGAGAACAAGCATGACACAAGATGTACTGAAGTATCTTCAACCCAACGCAGCTATTCCTATTGATATGGAGACCACAAGCCTGTTGGTCAATGCCCTTAAAAAAGCATTGGCAGAACACGCCATGCGTGAGACACAAAGGCTTGGGCAAGAGATTGAGCAAAAGATTGGTTGTGTGAATCACGATTGTGACCAATGCAAAGCACAGCCAGAGCAAGAGCCGGTGATTGGCAAATGGAGTTTGCGTGAAGTGTATTTTGATGAAGATGGAGAGCCAATAAGCCACAGAAGCCCACCACAGCGCACAGAGCAGCCAGCACAGCGCACATGGGTGGGGCTGACTGAGCAAGACCTTGATTACCTTTGTAACTTAGCCTATACCGGAGATGAAGAATTTGCGTTAGCAGTGCAAGCAAAACTTATGGAGAAGAACGCATGACACCGCTTGTGCAAAAAGCTGTCAGATTTGCGCCAGAACCAGAAACCGCACTTTGGTTTGATGTTGGTCAAATGCAAAGCACTCTTGAAATGAAAGTGCCAGCAGATTTCTTAATGCACCTTCCATCCAAAAGAACGGGGATTGTTGGCCTTGATACAGCGGGGAAAGATTTTGCCCTATGGTTGCTTAAGGGCGAAGGTTCTGTGACCGTTGGAGGCTGTTCAATGTGGCATGGAAAATACTTCCCGCCTTATGCTTACATGGCAACTGATGACGGGTTTAAGATTTACCAAAAAGACAAAGAAATAACGATTGATGATGTAAAGCCTGTACATCGTATGGTGCTTGCTGTGTTGGTCAAAATCAATGCACAAGCGCAAGGTTATAGGGCAACACCAAAGCGCACATTTCTAAATCAAAAGCGGCAGGCAAAAGGCAAATCAGCATTGACATTTGATTGGCACACGATTGAGATTGAGCCGCCAAAGGTTAAGAACGACCCCCAAGGTGGCACACACGCAAGTCCAAGAAGGCATCAAGTCAGAGGGCATTGGCGCACCTATAAATCGGGCGTAAAAGGATGGGTCAAAGAGTGCTGGAAAGGCGATGCAAGCAAAGGATCTGTTTTTAAAGATTATCAATTGAGGGAAACAACATGAGCCAACCTTGGCTATACAGATTTGGTATGTGGCTTTGCGAAAAGACAGGCCACCTTGGGGCGCGTAGTGGTTGGATTTACAACGGCTACTTCCACAGAGACTGCAAGATTTGTGGACGCATTGTGAGTGAACCAATTAAAAAGGATAAAAATGGATAAAGGATATTACTGTTTAATTTGCAAAAAACTACTTCTTGCAGATGAGTTTGGGGTAATTGTTCACGATGACATACCGCACCCACCAGATATGTCGTTTGATGAAGATAAAAAAACGCAATAACAAAAGGAGAACACATGAAAGCACGAAAAGTATTCATAGCCCTCATGACGGGCAAAGGTTATGCTGATTCAGAACTTGTGTGGGATGGTGAGAAGTTCACCAATCAGAACATGACTACCCGATGGAATTACTTTTTGTTGGGGTGGGAAATGAGGGGGGTTATGTGATCGGATTGTTTTTAATCCTATGCCTGGGCGCTGCCGTTGTGGTGGCAGTCGCTTGGGTATTCGTTCAGATACTGCTATGGATGGAGGAATAACGCCCGTTCATCCTGGCGGCGTTTAACCAGCCCTGGCAAGACTTTGCCACCGCCCTTGGTGTACTTTAGGAATTCATCCGCAGCACCCGCCTTGTCGCCTCTAAGCACCTTTTGGCGTAGCGTTGAACGCTGGGTTGTTCCCAAGCCGCA